GTACCGGCGACGTCTACAAGCAGACCAGCTACAACACCCACGGCGGTATTCACGCCCTTGGTGGTACGCCATTCCGCAAGAACTACGCGGGATTGGGATACACCTATGACGCGCAGCGTGATGCCTTTATTCCTCCGCAGCCGTATCCATCTTGGGTGTTGAATGAAGATACTTGTCTGTGGGATGCGCCTGTGCCTATGCCGACTGATGACAAGCGGTATTCGTGGGATGAAGCCACAACCTCTTGGATGGAGCAAGTATGAAGCTCATCAGGTTGACCAACGCTACCAAGGGACGCATCGGTGAGGGTTTGATCCTCAATACCGAAACGATGATGTCGTTCTTCGAGAACACACAAGAGGACGGGACAAAAGTCACCGTGGCTTTTGGGATGAACGGCAATTCTTGGGAAGTGAAAGAAACCATTGATGAAGTGATGGCTCAAATCAAGGAATCGGAATGATCAATCTGTCGTTAGACACCGTCAACGCCGTCCTCGGTTACTTGGGCACGCGCCCGTACCAAGAGGTGTATCAACTCATCGCGGCGATTCAAGCTGCCGCTGCCGAACAGCCCAAACAAGAAGAGATTGCAAATGAGTGAAAAATGGATTCAGAAAGCCATCAAGAAGCCCGGCTCGCTGCGCTCTGCCTTGGGAGTGAAGGAAGGCAAAAACATCCCCATGAAGAAGCTGGAAGCCGCTTCTCACAAGCCCGGCAAGTTGGGGCAGCGCGCGCGTCTAGCCAAGACCCTGCGAGGCTTTGATTGATGGAAACGCTTGAGACCAAGTTGGCTGTTCACGAAGCCATCTGCTCTGAGCGGTACAGCTATATCGCCTCGTCCTTGAAGGACGGGGACAAGCGCATGACCAAGATTGAGTACCTGCTCTATGCAGTGATCATCGTGGTCTTGCTCGGCCCCGGTGTCGGGGCTGAATTCGTCCGCAAGCTGCTCGGACTGTAGAGAGGATTTATGCGAAATGTTCGATCCCATAACCATAGGCGCAGCCTTTGCGGTCGCCAAGGGGGCTGTGGCTGGAGTTAAACAGGCGCTGGAGCTTGGCCACGAGATTAAGGACTGCTACGAAGACTTGCAGTCGTTCTTCCACAGTCAGGCAGAGATTGAAAAGGCCGCGAAGGCCGTTGAGGTAGCAAAGACTCAACCGAAGTCAGAAGACCCGAAGGAAGCGGCTGCACAAGAGTCAGTGCTGTCGCAAGCCTTCCAAATCGTGATGGCCAGAAAGCAGGCCAAGGAGTTTGAAACTCAGCTCCGCGACCTCTTCGCGATGAAAGGCGAGCTGGGGCTATATCAAGAGCTTTGCCAAGAACGCGATAGGCTGTCTGGCGAGCAGGACGAGGCACACAGAGAAGCAATCCGCAAGGCAAGACTGGCCAAGGACAGAGCGGAAAGGAAAAAACAGGAGCAGGAGGAGCTGCTAATGACAGCGGGGATCTTCGTGTTCTTGGGTATCGGCGGCATCATCATCTTCGTCGCCATCTATTTCAGAGGTTGATATGTTCCCACTCGGTGCGGTGCTAGATATTGGCAGCAAGATTCTTGACAAGGTCTTCCCAGACCCTGCGGCGGCAGAGGCGGCCAAGCTGAAGTTGCTGGAGATGCAGCAAAACGGCGAATTGGCGCAGTTGAATGCCGACGTATCGGAGCAGCACGAACTGACAGATCGGCTAAAAGCCGACATGGGTTCTGACTCTTGGCTGTCGAAGAACATCCGGCCAATGACGCTTATTGCGATTCTGACTGGCTACTTCATCTTTGCCCTGATGTCTGCCTTTGACCGCGACACCAACGAGCGGTATGTCGAGCTGCTGGGGCAGTGGGGCATGCTGATCATGTCTTTCTACTTCGGCGGCAGGACGCTGGAGAAGATCATCGCCATGAAGGACAAAAAATGAACCGCGAGAACACGATTTGTTTTGTGACCATTCTTGTTAGCGTCACCCTGTCGCTGGTGATGGTCTCAATGGTCGGTGTCTTTTTGTACGGCCTGTTCGTGCCCAACGGTGTGGTCAGCAATGACGACATATTCCCAATCATCGGCCCTGCCTTCAACACCATCGTAGGCGGCTTCATCGGCATCTTGGCCGCCGTCAAAGTCACGGAGCATATTGAGAAATGAAAGCCAACTGGGAAGCCGCGTTCGCCCATGTCATCAAGTCCGAGGGCGGCTATGTCAACGACCCGCACGACCGGGGCGGCGAGACCAACCTCGGGGTAACGCGGATTGCGTGGGGCGAGTATCTTGGCCGGGCGATCATGGACGGCGAGATGAAAGCCTTGACCGTGGATCAGGTGAAGCCGTTTTACAAGAAGCAATACTGGGATCGGTGCCGATGCGATGACTTGCCAGCGGGGGTGGATTACGCGGTTTTTGACTTTGCGGTCAACGCCGGCACGGGTCAGGCGGCCAAGTTCCTGCAACGGGCGGCCGGAACCAAGGACGATGGCGCCATCGGGCCGGGAACCTTGGCTGCGGTGTCCAACCACCGGCCGGAAGAGCTTCTGGAGCGGTTTTCGGAGCAGAAAGAGGCGTTCTACCGGGGGATTGTGTCCCGGCGCCCGGAGCAGGAAAAGTTCCTGAAGGGCTGGCTGGCTCGGGTAGAGTCGGTAGAGGCTGCGGCCAACACCATGCTGGCCTGAAATTGGTCGAAATTGACCTATTTTTCTTCTTGACAAAAGGTTAAAATGTTGCAACGAAAAGGGGTTTTCCGATGACCACTGCCAGTGTTATGACCTACGACTCGCTGGTCGAGAACATCCAGAGTTATTTGGAGCGTTCGGACACTGCGACGCTGGAGAAGATCCCTCTGTTCATCATGCTGGCCGAGCAGGTCATTGCCAGCCAGATCAAATTCCTTGGCAACCTGACCGTCAACACCTCCGCGATGGTGGCCAATCAGGCGACGGTGGACAAGCCGGCGCGCTGGCACAAGACGGTCTCCATGAACGTCACTGTGGACGGCGAGCGCATCCCTGTGCTGCTCCGCAAGTACGAGTACCTGCGCGAGTATTGGCCTGATCCGACCGCAACTGGGGTGCCGAAGTTCTACGCTGACTATGACTACACGCACTGGCTGGTGGCTCCGACCCCGGCCTCTGCATACAATTTTGAGGTGCTGTACTACGAGCGTGTGCAGCCGCTGGACTCCTCGAACCAGACCAACTGGTTCACCATCTACGCCCCGCAGGCGCTTCTGTACGGGTCACTCCTGCAGGCCATGCCGTTCCTCAAGAACGACGAGCGCATGGCCATGTGGCAGCAGCAGTACGACCTGATCATCAACACGCTGAAGGCCGAGGATGTGCAGCGCATCGCTGACCGTCAGGCCAATGTACTGGATACCTGACCATGAGCTACAACTCTCCCTTCACCGGCAACGTGATCCAGCCAACGGATGTCTCGTATCGCGCGATCACGCTCTCAGCCGATACTCAGCTTCAGTGGCCGATCAACGGCAACGCGACGGACGACTATGCCGCCCGGATAATGAATGTTACGGCGACGACCACGGGTCTGTCTCTGTGGATGCCGCCGGCGAATCAAGCGTCGGTAGGTCAGGACGCCCTGATCCGCAATGTCGGCTCCAACTCGTTCACCGTCAAAGACTACGCCGGCACAAACACGATTATCACTATCGCAGCCGGCGAGTCCAAGTACATTTACATTACGGCCAATCCGACGACCACTGGCACTTGGAGCAACATCGCCTTTGGGACTGGCACGAGCAGTGCGGATGCTGCAACTCTGGCTGGATACGGCCTCTACGCCGCCGGCCTGACCCTGAACCAAGCCTCGCCGGTCAGTTCGTTCTCGACTGACTACACGGTGGTTGATTCGGATCGTGCAAAGCTCTTCCTGTGGACGGGCGGCGCTGGAACGCTGACTCTTCCCGATGCTGCGACGGTCGGCAACAACTGGTTCACGCAAGTGCGAAACGGCGGAACTGGACTTCTGACGATAGCCTGCCAAGGCTCTGACACGTTCAACGACTCGGCCTCGGTCGGCCTGCAGCAGTCGGATTCCTGCTTGATTGCATGCTCTGGCACGGCCTTCTACTCGGTGGGTCTGGGCAAGAACACGCAGTTCAACTTCTCCCAGTTGGTGAAGACGGTGTCCTCCGGCACCTACACCCTGACCTCGTCGGAAGCCTCCAACACCATCCAGAAGTACATCAGCAGCGGCACGCTGACTGGCAACGTCACGATCATTGTTCCGCCTACGATCCAGATCTACTACGTCCAGAACGCGACCAGCGGCGGCGTATCTAACTACACGGTGACGCTGAGCACCGGGGTGATGGGCGGATCGACGGCAACGATCCTGCCGAACCAACAATCGACCTTGCTGTGCGATGGAACGAACTTGGTCAACGCCAACACGGTGGTGGCTGGTCAGTCCACGGTGAACCTGCTGGACGGCTCTGTGGGCGCTCCGTCGCTGTACTTCGGCAGCGAGCCAACCACCGGCATCTACCGTAGTGGTGCTGGTCAGTTTGACATCGCAATCCTTGGAGCGCAGTTGTTCGCATTGTCCGCGACAGGCCTGACGATAAATGGCACCGGAACCTTCACCGGCGGCATTTCGGGCGGCACGTTCGTATGACCAAAAAGGTTTTCGCCCTCGATACCAAGTCGGGAATCCAGCGCGACGGTACCGTGCTGGACAAGCTGTTCTATCAGGACGGCGAGTGGGTGCGGTTTCAACGTGGCCGCCCGAGGAAAATTGGCGGCTACCGCGAGATGACCAACCAGATGAAGGGGTTGTCTCGCGGCATTTACGTTGAATCTGAGGACGGATTCAACCGCATTTTCAATGGCTACAACGACGGCCTTGAGCGGTTCGAGTGCGACAACAACGGCATCGGCGCGGGGATCACCGAATACAACATGAACGGCGGGCCGATCCTGACCACTGGGACGCTCACAGGCGGCTCTCTGTACACGAACGGCACCTACACCGCAGTCAGCCTCACTGGCGGCTCTGGGACGGGCGCAAAGGCCACCATCGTTGTTTCTGGGGCTGCTGTGTCCTCCGTGACCATCACCACCGAGGGCAACGGGTATGCGGCTGGAGACACTTTGTCCGCTCTGGCCTCGGCTATCGGGGGCACGGGATCCGGCTTCTCGGTCAAGGTTGCGACCGTGGACTCTGACTTCCAGTCCAGCGACTTCAACCTGTGGCAGTTCGACGGATTCTTCGACGCCACTGGTGATGGCAACAATCTGCTGCTTGCTCACCCCGGCCAAAACCTCGCCCAGATCGACAACACCACCGCAACTGCGGTGCTGGCTGGCGCTCCGGGTGGGTCGGTCATGTATCCACTGAAAGACACCGCCGGAACGGCTCCGACCGGAGACACCATCAAGGTGGCTGGCGGCGTGGTGGCTTTGCACCCGTATGTCTTCGTCTACGGCGACAACGGCCTGATCAAGAACTGCTCGGCCGGCAATGTGTTTGACTGGAACAGCGCGGACTCCAACGAGGTGAATGTCTCCTCGCAAAAGATTGTGAAAGGCCTTCCGGTGCGCGGCGGATCGAATGCGCCGTCCGGTCTGTTTTGGGCGCTCGACTCCCTGATCCGGGTGAGTTATGCGCCAACCACCGTGGGAACGCAGCAGCTCTATTGGCGCTATGACATCGTCGGCTCGTCCACGATTCTTTCCAGCCAGTGCGTGATCGAGTATGACGGCATCTATTACTGGATCGGCGTTGATCGGTTCCTGCTCTACAACGGCGTGATCAAGGAACTGCCGAACGACTTCAATCAGAACTACTTCTTCGACAACCTCAACTACAACCAGCGCCAGAAGGTCTGGGCGACCAAGGTTCCAAGGTTCGGCGAGATCTGGTGGTTCTACCCGAAGGGCGACTCGGAAGAGTGCAACGACGCGATCATCTACAACATCCGCGAGAACTGCTGGTATGACGCAGGCTCCTCTGTTGGCGCGACTCGCACCGCTGGATACTTCTCTCAGGTGTTTCGCTTCCCTGTGATGGCCGGAGAAGACTTGTCAGTTGAGAGAACGATTCTCACCCAAGACATTGACACCACAAACGGCAACGCGGTGATCACGACGGCGATCAGCAACCAGCTCTATGTCGGGATGATTGTCGTGGCCGATGGTGTGCCTGATGGAACGACGATTCTTGACATCGTGGCCAGCACAACCGAGGGTTACTACGACATCACCCTGAGCGCGAACTGCACGGCAACCGACACCGTATCGGCCGACTTTAAGAGTGTGCCCGGCTTGATGAGTTTGTGGCAGCACGAGGTCGGAACCAACGAGGTGAAAGGCCAGAGCATCCGAGCGATCCGTTCGTCGTTCGAGACCAACGACCTTGGCTTGGTTGCTGGTGGCCCGTCGCAGTCCACGATGGTGGGAGACAACTACTGGTTGCATCTGGAGCGGATGGAGCCTGACTTCATTCAGTCCGGGCAGATGGAGTTCTATGTCACTGGTCGCCCGTTCGCCCAGAAGGCGGACGTCACCACTGGCCCCTACACCTTTGAGCCTGACACCGGCAAGATCGATCTGCGTGAGCAGCGCCGGGAACTGCGCCTGATTTTCGTGTCGGATGTGCAGGACGGAAACTATCAGTTGGGTCGGATAATGCTCAGCGCAGACGTTGGCGATGTGAGGCCGTACTGATGGCTCAGCCTGCTCTGGTCTATGATCCGCGCTTCCATACCTTTGAGTCGTGGTCGTCTCTGATGTGTGAGGCGTATGCACCTCAGCAGTTGCAGATCGGCGTGACAGAAGAGAATTGGAAGGATTGGGCCGCAGGGTTGAAAGCCATTGATGTGTTTGTCAATGAGGCCATCCCCGGCCCGTATATCTATGAGAACTGGCAGGACTGGGCGCAAGCCGTGGTCAATGCCGTCAATCCAAAGGGATGAAGATGGAATTCACAGAACTGTTCAATGCAGTCGCGCGCATCGCAAAACCGATGCACCCTGACTTTGACAACGCCAAGTCGCTGGATGACAAGCTGCCCGACATTGACATCGACAGTCTGGACACGCTGATGATCTGCATCTACATGAGCGAGATCTACGGCGTTCCAGAAGAGATTGCCAAGACCATGAACCCTGCCACGGTAGGCGAGATGCACGCCTTCCTGATGCAACACAAGACTCGGGAGCCTGAGTCGATTGACGCTGCGATTGAGCTGATCAAGTGATCTTCCTGACCCATTCCCGGACGGCCTGTACGGAACAGACCACGCTGCTGGACGATGTCGTCTATCCGCAGCGCGTGCATCTGTTTCCGGAGGTCTTCGGGAATCTCAAGACCGGCATGAACTATGTCCCGCACAAGGTGGCGGAGAAGGTGCTTGACCCGGCTCTGATCAAGCGGCTGCGAGAAAACCCGGTTGGCAAGACTGCCTTCGTCCTTGCTGCAGGCAACGCGCACTTCGCGGGGATGACGCCCAAGGCGTACCCGGCAAACAAGCTGAACTACGGCTACCGTTTCATGCCGTTCACCCTGACCCAAGTCTGGGCTGGCAGAATAGCCCAGCAGTTCGGGCAGATCGATCTGGTGGTGACGGATTCAAGCGCCTGCGCCAGCAGCCTAAAGGTCATGCAGGATGTTGAGGTGATGATCCGGTATCAGAACTACAAGCGGGTGATCGTCCTGACCGTTGAGGATGGCGTATCTAACTCGGTGCTGGAGTTCTTCGGCGAATCCAAGGCGGTGCTGACCGCCAAGGAAGAGGAAGCCGGGATCATTCCATCTGCCTTCGATGGCAAGAACAAGAAGTTCCGCATCGGTCAAGGGGCTGCGCTGGCGGTGTTCGAGCATGCGTCAGTCGCCGAGACTGGCCAAGCCTCCCTCGTTACCGCGAACAACGCCTCCGAGGCATCAACCAACCCGATTGGTCAGCGCGAAGATGGTGAAGGCTTTACCAAAGCAATCAAGGGCGTGCTGGAGAACATGGTGCGCCCGGATGACATCAGGGTTGTCAAGACTCACGGCACAGGGACGGATTCAAACAATGCTGCGGAAAAGAATGCTTTGTCTTCCATGCTCACGAATTTTGTGGCGACCTCATACAAGCCCCGCATTGGTCACACGATGGGATCGAGCGGCTTGCTTGAGACGCTCCTTCTTCTGGAAGAGATGCGTGTGGGGAAGGTTCCAGCGATTGCTAATCGCACCGAAGAGGATCATGTCTTCCTGTCTCACGATGTTGAGGCTCCGGAAGGGTTGATTCTCAGTCTTGCTGCGGGGATGGGAAACATCTACAGCGCAGCGGTATTTCAATTGATCAGGTGACACATGGTTGTCGATAGCCAAGAACGAGAGCTGTCTGTTCCGGAAATCATCCGGATCGCGGCAGAGGAAACCAAGTCGAAGTATCCGCCCTCTGCGGTGCTAGCTTCGATAACCAAGGAATGCCAGATGCCGGATGCGATTCTGCTTCGGTTTGGCAACACTTTGTTTGTCATTCACAAGGGCAAAAATCGCATGGGATTCTTTCGCGCCTTGAATGCTGACACGCCAAGGAATTATCTTCAGAGCAGCGTGGAATTTACTCGTGAAGCCTATGACATTGGTTTTGATGTCTTGGTAACGCAGTTTGAAGATCCCACCCTGCTATCAATTTTCCGTTATATCGGCAAAGATCAGCCGCCAGATATGGGGTATCAAGTTAAGAAAGCGAATGGCGTCTACAACGTCACCGTGATGCTTGGGCCTCGTCGTGAGGGAGAACAATAATGGCCGTCGTTGCCGCATTTGTTGCCGAAGCACTCGTTGCAGATGTTGCGATTGAAACCGTTGCATCTGCAGTAGCAACAAGTTTTTTTGAAGAAGAGCTTGCCGGGGCTGCATTAGGCGCTATTGCTGGAGAAGTTGCTGGGGCTGGCGCAGTTACCGCATCACTTGCAGAATCAGTGCTTCCTGCCGCCGAGGCCGCAACTGAGGTTGCAGCTGCCACTGCTGCAGCGCCGGAGGCTGTCCTCACCGAGATGAGCCAAGGCTTGGTTCCGCCTCCGGAGCCGATGAGTCTGGAGGAGGCAATAAGCGTTGCCGAGCAGGGCGCGGAGGCTTCTGTTGTGCCGGAAGTGACTGCAGAAGAGCTTGTGCCAAGCCTTACCCCTTCACAGGTAGCGTCTGCGCCGATTGACATTCCGGGGCCGCTGGAAAGCGCGTTTCCGGAAACCACCACTGGATTGCCAGAGGCTCCTGCTACTCCGCAGGCTCCAGCACTCCCAGAGTCTCCGCTTCAGCAAAACATTCTTCCGGGCGAATCTGGAGGCATCCCAACTGGAAAACTGAAGCCGGGCTTGGCCTATCTGGCCGATGCCTTGGGTGCCCCGGCAGAAATGGTTGAGGCTCTGCAGAACCCGGTTGTCAATAATATCGTCACCAGCGCGATGCGATCCGGTCTGACCGGCAAGTCGCTGGAAGACACGATTCAGAACGCCCTGATCTCTGGCGCTGGTGCTGCTACTGGAATGGTCACGACTGATCTGACCGACTCCAAGTTGGCCGGGCGGCTTGCCAGCTACGCCACGACCTCGGCGCTCAAAGGTCAGACCCCGAGCGTTGAAGGATTCCTTGGAACCGCAGCAGCGCAAGGCGCTCTGAGCACGCTGTCGAACGAGCTGCCAGACTGGGCAAAGCCGGCGGCTGAGTCGGCCACCAATTACCTCAGCGGCCAAGTGGGTCAGGCGCTCACAGGATCGCCCACAGCGCCTCAGAGACAGGCTGCGTCGCCCATATCTGTCAGGCCGACCGCCGGCACGCCTACAGGGCTTCCTACGGCCGCTACAAGCACGCTTGGAACGCCGACTGGCGGAGGTCTTCCGGTAGGCATGGTGCAAAAAGTTGCTCCGACGGATCAGAGTGCAGCTCCGCAGTTTGGCCAGATTCTTGGCGAAGAGAGCGGCCTGACCAATACGCCGATCCGGTATGGCAATCCGTTTGCCCGTCCGATGTTGGCTCCGAACCTGTTGAGCAGCACCATGCCGACGGATCAGCAAGTTAGCCCGCTGTTTTCCGGATTGACGGATGAGCAGGCCAGCCTTGTCTCCGGCGGCTTAACAGATCAAAATACGGCCATTGATCCCGCCCTGCAGCGATTGATACTGGCGCGGGGCTATGCAATAGGTGGTGCGGTGGATCTGGTTCCGGGGCCGGAGAACAGGCTGTACCGGCGTCACATGAAGCGCGGCTTCGCGGTGAATGGGCCGGGCACAGGGCAGTCAGATGACATCCCGACCATGTTGGCTGATGGCGAGTATGTGATCGACGCGGATACGGTGGCGCAGTTGGGCGATGGATCGTCCAAGGCTGGAGCGCAGATTCTGGACAAGTTTCGTGAAGAGATTCGGCAGCACAAGCGTTCGGCTCCGGTGAACAAAATCCCTCCGGCGGCGAAGAGTCCGTTGGAATACTTGAAGATGGCGAGGAAAAAACATGGCTGATCCAGCACAACCCGGTTTTTGGCAAGGAGCGGCGGCTCCTGATGTCAAGACTACAACGGCCACCACCACCACTGCGCCGGCTTGGTACAACAACTTCCTGAGCGGACTGGCAGGAGCCGGGCAGCAAGCCGTTGAACAAGGCGGCGTTGCCGGTTTTTCTGACCTGCAAAAGCAAGTCTTCCAGCAAGCTCCGGGGGCTGTAGGAGCTGGCCAAGGCGCTCTTGGAACTGCGGTTGGCACGGCAACGAATGTGGCCAATACGCCGACCATGAGCATGATCAGTCAGTACATGAACCCTTACACCGAGCAGGTGGTGGGTGAGATTGGGCGATTGGGTCAGCAGGAATGGGAGAACAAGATTGCTCCCGGTGCAACGGCCGGAGCTGTGGGGTCGGGTCAGTTCGGCTCGACTCGCGGCATGAATGTCTATGGCAATCTGGCGCGTGAAGCCAACCGCGATGTGCTGGGTCGTCAAGCGCAGACTTTGGCTGGCGGGTTTGATGCTGCCCTGAAAGCAGCGCAGGCTCAGCAGACGCTGGATCTGCAGGCAGCTCAACAGCTTGGACAACTGTCTGGACAGCAATACACGCAAGGCACTGGTGGTCTGGATATTCTGAACAAGCTCGGCGCGCAACAGCAGGCGCTAGAACAGGCCAAGCTGAACTATCCGATGAGCGCCTTGGGTCAAGTGTCGCAACTGATCAAGGGTTACACGGTGCCGACATCAACCACGCAACAGTACACTGGCCCGATGCCGGGCGCGTATGCCAAGTCGCCTGCCGAATTGTTGGGTGGTCTTACCGCTGGCGCTGGCGCTCTCTTCACTCCGGGACAAGGTGGCGTTGCTCCGTACAAGGGCATTACTGAAGGCATCAAGGATATTGGAAAGATTCTTGGCATTACTGGTGGAACTGACGCTGGATCAATAGTAACAACCGGGCCGGCTGACACTTCTGCAGATTATCAATTTGCTGGAGTCAACTCTTCAGGGGAAGGAATTTATTTCGATCCGCAGAGCGGTCAATATGTCGATTCGACTGGAGTTCCATATCAAGATCAAATAGGTGCCTATACCTTTACCGGGGACGCAGGCACTCAGGATACTAATTGGATGGAGGAATAAGTTATGGCTGACATTCTCCCCTCCTTTGTTGGTGGCGCGCTAGGTCGCATGGTTGGCTCAGCGATTGACTCTACTCCCTCACAAAGCGGCCTTTCCGCTGTGCCTGCTCGTGAAGAAGTCCAACAGATCACGATGCCTGATTCACCCGAGGCAGCTCGGCAGAATGTGTACGCCGAGATGAACAATCTGCGCCGTGTGCAGGCAGATCTGCTTCGTTCGCTGGAAGAGCGTTCCAAGCCCAACGCATCGGATACGCTGTTTGCAATCTCGCGTGGTCTGCTTGCGCCCAATCCGACTGGACAGTTTGGCGTGGCATTTGGCAATGCTGTTGGCGAGTTGCAAGGTCAACAAGCGAGACAAGATGCCGCTGCCCAGCAGTTGGCCAAGATGCGCCTTGAAATGGTTCAAAGCCAGCTTGGCATGGCCGAGAAAGGTGTAGAGCTTGCCAAGGAAGCTCAGGCACTCAAGATGATCTCGCAGATATTTGGAACCACGCCCGAGGCTGCAGCGCAGTCTCTGTCTTCTGGCACTGTGCCCGGTGGCGATGTATCCAAGATCACTCCTGAGCTGTACATGCGAGTGCAGCAAGTCAGCCCGAAGATGGCCGAGGGGCTGAAGAACGCCTACAACATGGACATCGAGCGAGCCAAGCTGGTTCGTGAAGACTTCAAAGCTGGCATGGGTGTGGCCGAGCTGATGGCCAAGTATGGCCCGGCTGTGACCAAGTACCTGCCGGCTGGCGGCCCAGTGACTGGGCAGACTCCTGCGACCCCTGCAGCTCCTGCTGAACCGGAGTTTGGCGCTGACGGCGTCAACCGATATGTCGTGGATACCGATGAGCAGGCTCAGGCGCTTGCCAACCAATTGCGTGGCACGGATCAGAAGTTCACGGTCAGTGTCAGGCCAAGCCAAGGCGCACCCGCCGCAAGACCTGCCGCACCGGCTGGCGAGACGAGTGCCGAAGAGCAAAACCTTCCCTTGGCCACGCAAGCAGAGCTTCGGGCTGGGCGGATCAAGGAATCCGAGGCCGAGGTCAAGCCGTTGCGTGAAGCGGTCATGGCCGCCAACCCTGCGGTGACTTCGGCGCGTGACAGAAGCCTGCGCGAGTTGATGACTCTGCTCAAACAGAACGAAGAGAATGTCAAAGCCGGTGGCACCGACATATTCGGCCTGTTGCAAAAGCAGGGCGTGATCTCGGCCATCTACAACGCGGCACAAGAGGGCGTGCGAATCCCCGGTGGCTCATTCAGTCTGCCGGCGGACAAGTTCGTTCAGGCGCTGAAGGTGCCGGAGAATCTTCGTCCGATGCTGACCAGAGCCACGCAGATCCTTGGCGAACAGTTCTTGCTGAATGCGCGAGCCAACAAGGGCGTGTTGGGATCGCAGGTATCCAACTTCGATGCACAACTGATGGGTGCGCCGATGGCCAGCGTGGCTGACTCCAGCAAGGCGATTGAATACTGGACGAGACTTAACATCTTGGGCAACAAAGAGCGCGAGCAGACATACCAAGCCTACAGCTCGCTGCCTCCTGAGCGACGCACGCAGTTCTTTAACTCGCCCGAGTATCAGCGTATCGTGAATCAGTACAACGACTACTACGGTCAGTTTGTCAACAAGTACGCGCCATTCAATCCTTCGTCTGTCAGGCAAGAAAGACCTGCATCGAATGACATCAGCGGAACAATTGGCCGCGCAATCTCCAACATCATAAGTCCCTGATCATGGCCGAAAACAGACTGGAAGACCTCGATCCGATCTTCTCTGACAAGCAGAGTTCGGTATCTACTGATGCGCTGGAAGCAATTGATCCGATCTTCCGCGATCAACCTCGCTCTGCGCCTGCAGCAAAGGCGGACGAGCAGGAAGGAACCATCTCATTCAGCCCGAGAGATGCGGCGATAGTTGGCGCTGCTGTTGGCACTGTTCCGGCAGTCCGTGGAGCGCGGACGCTGAACGCTATCCGGGCGGCGGAGGCCAAGGCCAGAACGGATCTGCTGGCCAAGCAAGCGGCCGAAGCCGTCCAGATGCGTCCGAGTGCCCAGCCTGCTGGAGCGACTGCCGCCAGAATCATGGAGCGCGGGCCAACCACAGCCGGTGATCGATGGGCGATCCACATTGGCGGCCCCGGCGGTCGAGATGTCTCGCATGCAGCCGCAAACCAACAGATGCAAAAAACCCTGCAGCCGGGTGAGGTGCTGATGCGTTCCGGGCTGGCGGTGGTGCCGGATGTACGCACAAATCTTGGCCAGATTGAGGCAGAAGCTCTTCGCAGAGAGAATCCGCCTCCTCGTCCTCCGTCTATGGGATCGCAAGCAATGGGCGCTCTGGGAGCCGCCTCGCGGTTCTTTGGGCCAAACAGGATCATTGGGCCGCTGGCTGGTGCGTTTGCCGGCCATCAGGCTGCCACTGGGGCGGAACAGACCGGCATTGATGCCGCTCTGAGCGGATTATCGGCCACTGGCGGGGCGATGATGGCCTCCGGTGTGCCTGCCTTCCAGATCCCCGGCGCGGCGCTTGCTGCAGCCCCATACGTTGGCCGGGCGATGGCTCCTGCCGGGGCAGACCTGCTGGAACGCTTGTTCCCGCTCAAAACGGGTATGGAGCGCCAACCAACCCGGCAAGAGCTGATTGATGCTATGTCGCGTCAGATGCTGCGCGGTCGAGTTCAGTAGCCTTCTTCCGATGCTCCCAGACGGCAATCAGCTTGGCTGAGAACTCCAGCAGGTTGAGGTTGCCGTCCGGGTAGAGTCCCTTGGGATCAATCCGTTCGGTCTCGCAGTAGAAGAAGACCTGCTTGACCATGTCCTCCATCTCTTGGGTGGTCATGCGGTACCCCCGGTGAAGGTCAGGGCGGTCATCTGCATGATCGGCCCCTTGGATGCCACGCCCTCCCGGAAGCCAATCTCGAAGGCTTCGCGCTGCACCTGAACCAAGATCTTCCCGAGGGCGGCGTCATACTCACGATCCCCGCCATCGAACAGCAATGCCTTCTGGACGGCCTCATCCCAGTCGATCATGGGTTCGCCGTCATCGGTGATGTCAGCCCACATTTCGTTCATTGCTTTCCCTTTCCTTGCAAAAGGATTCCAACGCCGCCGCTTGTAATTGGATCGCATCTGCAAAGTATGCGGCTTTTTCCCAATCCCGTTTGAGCAACGCTTCATAGCATCGCCGGTGGTCTTTTTGAATGTTCAACAGCAGTTCTGAGTAGTCCATCATTACGCCTTTTTCTGTATGGCTAACAACATGCACTCATCCACCTCGTGGTAATGATAATCAACAATTTCATACTCACCAAGCTGGCCAAAAATTTTGAGTGGTTTTGTTACCGCTTCACGAATCAGTTCTATGTCCGCAAAGTCGTCGTCGTGCATAACAAAATCAATTGGTCTCATTTTATTTTTCTGTTCAGTATTCATAATTCACCGTCTCCTCGTTCTCCTGCAATGTCTTCGCTCCATTGCGTAAATGGAAGTCTCTCGCCATCGTCGTCTTCGGACTCATCGTGACGATTCGCATTGTCACTTCTGGACTCTTCATGCTCAGATACTCGCGCACTAATTTGCTGCCCGCGCCCTTGCGATATGACCAGATGCTGTACAGCACCGCAATTTTTGGCAGCGGACTCAAATCAGGCAGAAACAGTTGCGCTTCTTCTGTTGGGATGAAGTCCATCTTCACTGTGCATAACACGGCGCCCAAGGTTTTGTCGTCATCATTGATGTGCAGGTAGACGCGACTCCATTTGCCAACGCGACTCTCTGGCGCAATGCTCGGCCGCACAGGGTCATCAAGCAGTATGCGTGACGGCTCCAGCAGAGCGACGATCATGTATTCAACTCCCGCAGCTTTGCCTCGATGACTCTAACCAGCAACCTTAATGTTTCAGGTTTTTCAGAATACCAACTGTGACAAAGGTATTTTATTTCTGATCTGATTTCATCCTCTGTCAGCCCAACCCATTCACGCTTCGCGCTCCACGCCGCGTCCCAGACCTCTTTCGACCAGCCTCTGTCCTCTTCATAAGCAACCCCGCCGATGAAGTCTGCGAAGGCTTCGTCTCGCCGCTTGTTCTCATCATTCGGTATCCATTGCATGGCTTGTCTCTTTCTCCAGAATCTTGCAATCACAATGCTGTTCCACGCTTTGGGCATGGCCACAGTCGTTTAAATAAATCAATGATGATGGCATCTGCTGTCATGTGACGAATGGAAGGCGTGGCCTCCAAATACCCCTGCACCATGTCACGCACCTGACCAATCGTCACCGTGTTGCTCGGTGAACAAAAGATCACGCCATCACCCATATCAATCGCTCCCGCCACATACCCCATCGCCACCCCGCGCTCCTGATAGTTATCACTCTGCAACATTCGCAGCAAATGATTGCCAGTGTAGAAGGATCCTGCAGCGTAGACTGAAGAACAAGCAAGCAACAGCGCAACACCTAGAGTTTTCATAACGCGACCCTTTTCATCGCAGCACCTGTCCGATCCACAACAGCGCACCGATCACCGCGATACCAAAGCCCATCATCATCACCGCTGCGCAGGCATCCTCCAGCCACACCCGCTTGCTGTTCACCGGATCGCAGAACCCAACGAACACGATGAACGAAACCAGCACCATGAACAATCCGCTCCAGAACATCATGCTTTCTCCCTCGCTGCTTTACTCATGTATTGGTGGTAGTACTCGCGGCTCTTCGCGTTTGTGCATTGATTGCACCAGCTTGAGAGTGTTCCGAACTTTGTTTTCCGAAAGTTCTTTGGCTCTTTTATTACGCGGCACTTTGAGCATTGCGCCGGATGTCCCAGCAGTCTCCACTTGTGATTCATGCTTCTCCAGCTCCCTGACAAATAGTGTGTTGATGCGCCACAGGACGTTCTTGGCGCGATTGACGCCGTCGAACTGCAAGATCATGCCGTGCCTTCTGATCAATCCTTCCTTCGCCATCTTTTGCAAGTTGGCACCTGCGGTCTGAACCTTGATGCCCAACTGCTCCGCGATGTTGCGGGTAGTGATCTCCTTGTTTGCAAGACGCACCTCCCGCATTGCTTCAATGACTCGTTTAGCTGCTGGTCTCATATTTTTTTGCTCTGATATCAGGATAGTTTTCAAGCAAATGCTGCATTTCTTTTTGCAGTTCCGCGTATCTTTTTGCGGCATCAACTCTGCATTTTTCACGCTCTCGTTTGAAATGCGCGTTTTCATGCTCTCGTTTGAAATGCGCGTGATGAACCCAGCGTTTCATCTCCGGGTTTTCCCAATCTTGCAAAAGAAGCAGATCGACCTGCTGTGTCAGCCTGTAAAGGGTTTCTTGTATTTCTCGCATGGCCGGATCTATTTTTGAATTTTTGGTAAACATGTCACCTCCACTACGGCAGGGATTTGTTGGCCATTGACCCGGCGCTTGGTAGACAGGACGACCGGACGAAGGCCTGCCGCCTCGCACTCGTTGATGCCGGCGATGACTTCCGCCCGAGTCAGCGCCTGCACCTCCTTTTCAACGGCCAGCCCAGAGGCTGCGTCAGGGGGCACAGGAGCGACGACCGACTCAATCTTGGTATTGGCGCCCGGAAGAGAGGCGCAAGCGCCTAGAAGGGCTGTTGCTGCGATTGCAAGAACTCTCATGGTTTCTCCCGATTTTCTTCTAAAAAAAGTTTGTCATATTCGTCTTCTAAAATGCAGATGACATCTTTTAATGCGTCAGCTTTTAGTATCCAATCCTCACCGTGAAAATTTTCAGACCAGCGAACTTCGCCTTCTTCTTTTTTGTTCCAGTACGCGGTAAACAATCTCATTTGGCTACCTGAATGAGTTGATTGCCAAGCTGCTGGCGGGCGCGGTTGAAGATCACTGTGATGTCGGTGTTGGCTGCCTTGGTGGGAACGAAATGCCCGTCCAAGATGTACAAGTTACGCTCGCGCAGGTACTTAACGCATCCCTTGCGGCGCTCGTCATACCGGCGTGGGTCTGTGGGTTTGAAGTTCTCCACCGGGATCAGCTCCGGAGCCATTGCATCGTAAGTAAACAAGTAATTGATCAGGTCAGCGAGTCTCATTAAATTGCTCCCAATTGTGTTTTGGCATACCAGTAATCCAACAGGCCGCTGAACATCTTCCAGCCTCGATGTAGATCATCCTCATCCCACTCCACGATATGCACCAAGCCCGGCTCATTGACTGAGATGAAGACATTCGCACAGCGAGCGGAATGAAGGCCAAGCCCTTGCCGGTAGGCCGCCAATTGCATGGTGTTCTCTTCAAAGCCGGTTGGTAGCTTGTCGGATGTGAACTCCTTGGTCTTGAAGTCCAGCACCGCAGCACCGGAACACAAATCCACCTTGCCGCCAAAAGTCTTGCAAGCGAACGACTTCTCTGCGAGCCAGTCCTGTTGGCCAAACTTGTCGGTCAGGGCGTTCTCCACGGCGCGGATCATCTCCGGGTATTGTTTGATGCCATCGCCTCGGTAGAAGCCTTCCACGGCCGTGTGAATGGCGGTTCCGCGCTCGGCAGCTTTCTTTCCCGTCTCCCGGCTATCAGTACGCACCCGCTTGAGGAAGTCCACCTCTGTCTCCCCCGAAAGCCGAGGAAGGGTGAGGGCGGCCAAGAGCATCTGTTCCATCTTCCACTGCTCCAGACCCGGCGCGGCGGCGCACTTGATGATAGTAGAGACCGAGGGCAATAGGTTTAGCTTGCGAGCATCCGCCAAAGTAGTAGGCCGCATGTTGCCATTCTTGGCCATCACCTCATACGCCGGAAGACCATCGCGGGTGTACCAGTGCGTTGACTCAGCGGGGTGATCGTTTTTGCTGATGGTTAGACTCATATCGCCCCCTAGAACGGAATGTCGTCAGACTGATCTTCCGGCTCTGGCTGGCTGATGTGCTCACTGGTCTCATAGTCGCCAGTACGCATCTTCCACTCCGGTGAGTTCTGAATGGTTTCCTTCAAGTAATCAGGGAAGCTATTGAAGACCTCCATGTCAGGCTCATCAATATCAAACCAGATGTTTTCGTTGTAGGGTTGTGGCAGCCCCATTTTCTTGATGGTGGAAGGCACGCCGGTCACAGAGCTGATGTTGCA